CCCTCCCGAATAAAAAGTCAACTTAAAAAGTTGATGTTTGCTCAACAGCAATCCAGTATTCAGCTTCCTTGCCCTTGAACTTAGAAATACCTTTTGCGCTGATTTCTACATCATAATCGCCAGGGATAATCTTAATGTTCTCAGACTTAAAGATAGCTCTAAAAGTCTTATCAGTTGTACCAATCTTAATCGAATAGGTATCGCCTGATGGGTTCTTTGTATCCGCAGCCTGAATAGAAATATCACTACCATCGCCAACGATAACAATCTCAGGAACTGCAAGGATACCAAGAGCCTTTTCGATATCCTTAAGATTATCATGCGTAAGCCTAAAGGATGCATCTACTGAAGGAAGAACCAATTCCTTTTCAGGAGCCTTCGTGATAGTAGATTCATCAGCATAAGTGCAATGACCGCTTCTATTATTATCGAAAAACCGAACCTTCTTCTCTTCAAATTCCAGCTCAGGTTCGTTATACAAACTAAAAGATGATAGGAACTTATCTAGGTTATAGATAGCACAACGACGAGGGAAAGCAGTTGGAACAACTGCCTTCGCCATGATCGTCTTACCAGCTGACATAGTTTTAATAACGTTGCCTTCAGTGATTAGAATTGAAGGATTGATCTTTGCGAAGTTCTTGAGAACTTGGATTGTACCACTGTCAATTTTCATAATATACTCCTGTTAAAAGGTTCACTTCTTCTTCTTACCACCAAGCTGTCCTGGGTCAGCGGTCGCTGAAGCACCGATAGATGCAAGGTCGGCAAGAGATCCACCAAAGATATAAGTTCCAACATGCTGCATCTTCATCCATGGGCAGAACCAAGTACGAAGGCCAATAGCCTGAGCCTTCTGACAGAACCAATAATCTTCTGAAAGATAACGCTTGGAAACTGGGTCAATCTCAGCCTGGAAATACTGAAGGATCTCACGAGTACCATCGAAATGTTCAGTACGAACATGGTCAGGCTTATAGCTATACTGCTGATAAGATTCAGTAAACTTCTTAAGAGCAGTCTTGGTAATCATCATGAAACCAGTACCAATCTCAAGAACCTCACATGGTTCTCCAATTTGGATAGACTGCTGCCCGCCCTTGGGATTGAACACAAAGTCACCAACAAACTTCTCGAGAACGTTCGGGTCATCATCAGCAACACCCTTGTCAACAGCAGTCTTAATCTTTTCCCAGCTGATGCACTTCTTGGGATAAGGACCGCCGATGATGTCATACTTTTCTGGATCACCAGCCTGAAGAGCCATCAAAGCAATAACGTCCTGAGGATTGAAACCAATATCAGAGTCAATAAACATAAGATGTTCAGCATCAGAACGCATAAACTCATCAACGCAATAGTTTCTTGCGCGAGTAATCAAAGACTCGTTGAAAAGATAATACATCTGAAGGGGAATGCCATACTGCACACATATCGCAGAAAGGTCGGCGGTTGACTTAGCAAACATACCAGCGCACTGTCCGCCGTACATAGGAGTCGCAAGAAAAAGCTTGTTCTTTCTAAGGTCTTCGATTGGGATATTAATTTCCATATTATATCATCCTTTATAATGATCAACGTATAAACACATCAATGTATAATGAAGCGCCTTCATTAAGTCAGACTTATCATTACCATTCTTTTTTCCATAACGCCACAGATACTTCAAAGCAGTGTTACGGAATGTTGGGGTGGATTCTCCAAGAGCAATCCAAACATCAAAACATTCAATCTCTTGTTCTTCGGTCTTGTAATGTTCTTGATAAGTGCTATCGATGTAATTGTGAAAGTCAGCAATTATTCGATCCTCAGCATATTTATATTCTAGAAACTTATTATTTGCAACATTTTCTACAATATCTCTCAATTCTTCATTCATTTTTTCAATATCGAACTGGTCCATTCATTCCATCCTTCCAAAAGTAATACTCAACATTAGGGTTCAATTCTTTCATCAACTTTAAAACTTTCTTATTATCCTCATAATGTTTTTGTACATTATGTTCAAGTAACACTGATGCTTTAAAAGTAGCAGCATTAACAACTGATCTAGAACCTTCTAATAAGAAGATACCAATAACGCGATTAGGATAATAATGTTCTAACCATTCTTTTGTTGCGGCGTAAACATCTGCTTCAAATTTTCTGGCAGATACAGCATAGAAATTTGTTTCAACAGGAACTAAAAGAGGTTTAGCTTCCTTATACCAATTTACAAGAAAACGTTTTCTATCAATTCTTTCATACTTATTCATCCGCCCCCACTTTTTCTCAGATGGAGGCGGACCTTCAGCGAGAACGCCATCTATATCATAGGATACTATCATTCTCTTACTTTGTCAAGCTGTTTCTGCCAAATATCTTTTCTTTCCTCAACAGAAAGATTGACAAAAGTTTCAATGTCTGAATGATTGTTAACAGGATATGCCCAAGCAAGACCAGCATTACCAGGAGGAGCAAGGACAGGTATACCAGCATAAAGAGCATGATAAGCTCTGCCAGTATGCCAGCCTGTTTCCTTATGCTTCTTATCATAGATAGCCAAGCAACCGTAATAGTTACGGTAGAAAGCTCGACGGTCTTTCTGCTGAGGAATATCTACTACTGACAGCAGTGGATAATCTTCCCACTCTTTTGGCTTACCAGCAATTTGCAGATAAGGAGAAGCGCCAAATAATTTAAACTGAGCTGCTCTGCCTTGGTTACGACCAATGTAAACAACTTTCTTAAGATTGCCAGCTGAAAATTCATCAGCTTGCATATACTTGTCCATAGGAATATGAACACAACGAACGCCTGCAGGCGCACGAAGAGTTTCTAACACAGCATCAGTGTTTACTGCGTTTGCTAGAATGTTCCAACGAGACCAGTCTTCATTGTCAAGCAGATTCCAAAGGAAAGGAAGATCAGGATCATCACAAATAAACCAAACGAATCCATCATGCGCTCTAACAAGGCTGATAGTTTCTTCCCAATCCTTGCCATAAAACTGAAGATTAGTTCCACCAAACTCAAGACACAGAATATCGAAATGTTCTTTCTGTTTCTCAACTCCTTCATTTCTTGTTTCGAAGGTTGTACCAGACAGAAGAACAATCTTATGATTGTCTGCCTGGAACTTTTTAAACATAGCAACTCGCTTATCTACCCAAGCGCCACGTACACCTTCTTCATGAGAAGTCAAACCAATTTTACCAGCGACCCTACGATAACCGATCGTAGGACCAGTAGCCTTTTCATTGCCTTGAGTAAACCAATCAAGGTCACTAGGCTCATCAAGAAATGCACGTAAGCTCAAAAGAACGCCTCCAAACTTGAAACCTCATCCTTGCTGTAAGGATCTTTCATATTATTAGAATTCATATAATCATACCATTCTTGTTCTAAGAACATGTTAGGCGAAACACCATTCCAAAGAGTGCGCTGCAAAGGATGATCTTTATTCAGGCGACGATCGTCAATAAATTTCTTACGTAGCTGTTCATAATCCCATGACTGCAACTCAGTCATCTTCTCGCGGAAATATGCAACGATTGTCATACGGTCATTATCATCGCCAATCAATTCATCATTGCCGTGAATACCTTCATGATTATTAACAAGTAACATATCCCCAGGCTGAAGATTAATAGCGATCCTGTACTCAGGAAGAATAAACTGACCGCCTCGCCATCCCTTTCCATCCGGACCAGTAACCCCACAAATATTACTGAAACCAGTAGTAAGGTCGCCAGCATCGCGATGACAGGCAGTGCGCCAGTTATGGTTAACTGTAAGAGTAGTAAAGACAGTACCATCGATGCGGAACCTAGGATCAAGTTTGTTTGCTTGTGCATTTTGAGCATTCCATCTACCAGGAATTAACTTTGCGAACTGATCGTTTAGTTTGTGGAGATAAGGATAACAGAGAGCGAACTTATCATAATTCTTCTCAGTATAAGAAGTCGCACGTCCATAAGGGATGCGAGGATAACGATCAAAGTATCCAGCAATACCAGACATAACTGACTGAGCGTAATTAGTTTCTGAGATGTATGTGTCGACCACATACTTCGCTTCTTCGATTTGTTCTTCGCGTGTCTTATTATGTAAACCTTTGACCCACTTATCAAACCAGCCATGATACTCAGGATATACCTTGGTTACTTCAGAACGAAGCCAAACCTGCCCACGTGTTTCTTCTTTCGAACCACGCTTGTGACTTTCTCTGATCGATTCAATCGTAGTTCCATCTTCGATAGAATTAAGTGGGCGAGAAAGGAACGACAAAATTTCTAGATGTTCTGCTGTAACCCAATCACGATTTTGACGTTTTTCTTGACCTAGCTGGGCTCCTCTTGGACCAGCTGCCATACCACGGTTTTGAGATTCGACAGCAGCTTCTCTAAGACCTGCATATGCGGCATCCTGTTCCTCTTTGGTAAATACGTTTTTGCGAAACTTGAAAATCAAATTATCTTCGTTATTTTCGCCCGTAGTATTCCAAGCATAAAGGTCACAATCATCTTCAATCACACGATCATAATAATCATTACTGATGA